AATAGTATGTCTGAACCATAATTACTTTTTATTTTATTAATCATTTTATTTTCTTCTTTTTTCTTTTGTATATAAGAATACCATTTATACTTTCTAAATTTTTCATCTTGATATTTTTCAAGTATTATTTTATTTATTTTATTTTTTTGTCGAATTGCTTTTTGAAAGTTCTCTATGTTACACGTTTTGAAATTAAAATAACTTAATTCATTTTCTTTTTTTGTTATATCTAAATTATCTTTATGATTCTTTATAATTCGATTATCTTAATTATTATCTTTTGTATTTTTTGACAGAAATGTTAAAATTCTACAATCAGGACAAATTAATTCCTTATTTGTTAGAATAGATTCTAAAGAAACATCATTTGGAATAGACCATGATTCATATGAGAATCGTTCTTCTAAATGAGATGAGGGAATTAATAATGATAAAGAACAACTTGAAAAAAGATATTCATCATCTACATAAATATGATTTGTACATGGATAATTAGAACAAGATATAATCGTTATACCGCAATTATTAATAAACTTGGTTTTAGAATCATTAAGATATTTTATATTTTCAAAATCCATTGAAGAAATAATAAATTCTGTTTGCAATCCTTTCTTATGCTTTATTTCATTTGGTTTTAGTTTTTCTGATTTATTTAATGAATAATTATTATCATCTGATGTAGTTGGTATGCCTTTATGTTTATAGTTGGTTAAACAATTGGTAATGGTGGAAATGGCTAATTTTATAGAAGTATCCATATCTTCATTTTCCCAAAATAATTCTCCATCAATAGTTAAACCATTTGGCCCGAGTGTTTTTTCAACTAATTCTTGTATATTATCATAAACAGAATTTTCTATTTCTTGATACATTTCTTCTTCATTAGAACATGAACTACATTTTTCAGATAATAATAAAGCCATATTTGTGTTATTCTTAAAATTTAAAAAATAATATAATATATTTACTAAATAAATAGCATCTTTTAAATTATTTCATTTTTTATTTATATTCTAAAAAATAAGAAAAAAACTAAAAATAAATGAGTAAAAATAATAATCTTTTTATATATTACATATTAAATTAAAAGATTTAATAATTATAATTAATTCATAATATAAAAAAATTGATTTTTTTAATTTATAGTATTTTTAATAATAAATTATATTTTAGAAAATAATATAATTTATTATTAAAAAACTTGAGATTAAGATAATATATATTTAATATACTATATATTTACAATACTATGTCAAATAAAATTTGTAAAAACAAAAATTGTAAAGATGTATGCAGAGTATGTTTGTCAAAAATGAAACAATGTGATCTATGTGGTATTTTAGAAGAAAAAGGAATTTTTACATTTAATGTAAAAATAAAAACTATTAATAAAACAAAAAATGAATTAATTGAAGAGATTAGTAAACATTTACCTATCAATTTAAATTTGAAACAAAATAAAAATTCCAAAAAAACAAAAAGATGTCAATGTTGTGATGTATGTCAATTATGTATTCATAAAAAAAAACTAAATGAACTACAGGAAATTGCGGAAAAATATGGTGTTTTAACATTTAATGAAGAACAAATATTTATTGATAAAACAAATGCATTATTAATAAAAGATATTTTGCAAAATATTTCTAGTCATTAAATTTACACTTTTTTCATTTAGAGTGGTGTAATATAATAAAATATTATAAAAAAAAAATTGAAAAGTTTTTTGTTAACTAAGTGTAATGTAAAATTAAGTTAATATTTCGAATATTATTCTAATCATTATACAAAATGGGAAATCAAATAACATATCGAAGTGGAATGTTAATATTTGATGATGGAAAAAAAATGTTTTTTGAAAATAAAAATTTTGTAATAATTCAAAAAAATGAAGGTATTACCACAACAACTGTATACGGATTTGGAAAAACTAGACAGGATATTCTTTATGAAAATGCTTCAACAGCAGAATGTCTTATATGTAAGGACTGTATTGGAAATTATAAGGATTGGACAACTTGTGTTATATGTGATATAATTTTACACAGCGAATGTGAGAAACTCTATCGTAAAGATAAAGGATATACAGAATGTCCACATTGCAGAGGAATAGGTTGTATAGGTTCACATTTTGTATGAATAACAAAATCACATATATCGAAATAATAAATGAAAATATTACACCAAAATAGTGTTCCAGATAAATGTTTCATAAACTAAAATTATAAATCCACAAGATATTTTTCTTGAAAATATAAAATTATTACTATAAAGTTAATTTTTTTAATTTATTTTGATACTATTTTAACATACTTTATATTTTATTATTATTAACGAATTAGATTATCCTTGCGAAGATTAGCGCAAATCTCTAGTGTAACCGCACTTTGATTTAATGTATAAAAATGTAGACCAGGACATTTATTTTTTAATAATTCACGGCACATATTTTCTATAATTTTTTCATTATTTACATTATCACCAAAGTTAATTTCTTTAACCATTTTATTTTTAATATAATTTATTATAATAAAAATAATAAAAATTATAAAAATAAATTAGTTAATTATTATAATAATTAGAAAAATAGTTATACAATAAATAAAAATTTTATAATAACTGATAAATATGAATTTTTCAATATTTATTTTCTAGGAAATTTACATTTGCTATGTTTGTACAATGTAGTCAAAAAAATTGGTTTTCTGCAATAATCACAAAAACCTTCAAAATCTCCTCTTGGTATTGTACATTTTTTTTTATGATTTTCTAAATATTTATGTACTATAAGAGTCTTACAGTTAAAACACGATTCTTTTCTATACTCACATTTAAATTTAGAGTGAATTCCTAAATCAATCACTGTGTTACATTCTTGTTTACAATCTTTACATTGAGTAATTCCTTTTTTTTTTTTTCCAAATGAGATCCATAAATCGCTATCAGCTAAAGAGCTTGGATAACGACTATTTTCACCATATGTTTTGTATCCATTATTTGGAATAATACAACAATCTGATAGACATTTAAAGCTTTTTTTTCCTCTATTTGAACCCATAAGATTTCTTGTACAAGACAAGCAAGATGGATTTTTTTCAGAATATGGGCACTTATTTCCATTTTCATTATTTAAAGTAACTGGAAGATAAGGTGTTCCAAAACAAATTGGGCAAATTAGTTCATCTAAAGTTTCTGACATGTTTTAGTTAAAAATATTCAAGTATTAAATATTAAAGCGAATTATATAATTAAAATTAAAGAAATTTTATGTGTCAATTTTTTTAGAACTTATCTTCTTAAATAATAAAAAGAAAAAGTAATAATATATTTGTTACTTTTAGAATTATTATTATAAATTATAATATATAATTTAAAAATATTATATTAATTTACAAATATTAATAATAATTATATATATTTTACTATTATTTTTTGACCAAAACGATAATCAAAAGGTAACATAAATTTAATAGAACATCCATTTTCTGTTTCAATAAAAATATTTTCTCCAGGCTTTTTATTTTCTAATAATGTTAGAGGAATGTTCATATCTTTCATTTCCTTTTGTTTTTCATCTAAATTGCGAAAAAATTCTTTATTTTTTAATATTGAATCTTCATAAATAAATCGTGTTACACGTTGTTCTTTTTCAAATCGTGCGATTTTTAAACGAGGGTCATGCTCATTCGAAAATAATTGTGTACCTTTTTCTATATCCCACTTTATTCCATCATATACTAATTGAGTACATGCTGTATACTGAACAGGTGGTCCATTATATTCACCTAGTTTTATATCTTCATAATGTGGAAGAGTAATTCCTCCTGGAGATGTATTTAACGATCTAATAATATCAATTGATGGCTTAGCATGTGTAATTAATATTGCTGTTCCATTATCTTCTACTAAAGGATGTTTTATAATCTCATGAGCAATAGAGTTTAATCGAACTTCTGTTCCACCATAGTGAGGTTCATAATAAGAATTAGCTTCCTTTTTTTTCAGAAAATAAACTTGTTTTAATGGAATATAATTTAGTTGTATTCTTTGGGATATACTCATTAAATCATACGCATTTAAAAACCATAATGGGTTAGGTTCCATACCTCTTAAATATCCCGGGTCTTCACTTAAACCCGGTTCTACGCAAATATCTGTTATTTTATCAGAATATAAACGATCATATTTTAATCCATCTAATTGAGAAGAAATTGCGTCAGCTGTTTGAATACAACGAATAAATGGACTTGAAAAAATAGCAATTGGATGATTAATTGGTAATTTTCCATATAACCATTTACCAAGACGTTCTGCCTGTTTAAAACCCATTTGAGATAAGGGTGTGTCATGTGGACGCAGTGCATTTTGTTTCCAAGTAGGATGAATTTTATCTAACCTTTCTCCATGACGAATAATAAATAAGCATTTGGCACCTAGTTTTTTCATGATTATAAATAGATAATTATTTTTTATTTCTAAAAAAATAAAATAAAAATAATATTATGATAATTGATAATCTTACAATTTTTTTTCATTTTTTTTACTATTATTTAATTAAACATGACTTATTATTTTTTATTTATGTTTAATCAATGAAATTAAAATATATTCATTAGTAGTATGAATATATTATTAACAGGTGGACTTGGATTTATTGGATCTCATGTTGCGGTATTATTAGGAGAAACAGAACATAAAATTATCATTATTGATAATTTATCAAACTCTTCTTATGATATTTTACTAAAAATAAAAAAATTAGTTAAATATCCTAATCATATTGAATTTATACAAGGCGATATAACAAACAAAGAAGATGTAGAAAAAATTTTTCAATCTAAACAAATAGACGCAATTATACATTTTGCTTCCTTGAAATCAGTTGGTGAATCTATTGATCAACCTTTAACTTATTATAGTCAAAATATCAATGGAATCTTAAATTTACTACAAATGATGAAAAAATATAATTGTCCCAAATTTATATTTTCTTCGTCCGCTACGGTTTATGGAAATCAAGTTTCGCCATTAACAGAAAACCATTGTGTAGGCTCTGGATTAACTAATCCCTATGGACAAACGAAATATTTCCAAGAACAAATTCTGCAAGATTTTGCGAAAACAATGCCACATTTAGAAATAACCATATTACGTTACTTTAATCCAGTGGGAGCTCATCCTACAGGGCTAATAGGTGAAAATCCAAATGGAATTCCAAATAATTTGTTTCCGTATATATTACGCGTGGCAACAAATCAATATCCACTATTATCTATTTTTGGAAATGATTATGCTACACCTGATGGAACATGTATACGTGATTTCATCCATGTAATGGATTTAGCAGAAGGACATAAGGCTGCCCTCCAACATAGTAAATCAGGATTACATTATTATAATTTGGGAACAGGAAAAGGAGTTAGTGTATTGGAATTAGTGAAATGCTTTGCCTCAGTTAATCAAGTAACAATTCCTTATCAAATAAAAGAAAGACGTCAGGGAGATTTAGAATGTGTATATGCGGATGCGTCCAAAGCAAAAAAATATTTACATTGGCAAACAAAGAAAAATTTAGAAGATATATGTAAAGATGGATATAATTTTATTATAAACAATCAAATACAAAAATAATCCTTTATATATAATAAATATAAAGAAGTAAAACTATCATATTTGCAATATTCACAATTATGATATAAATAATAAGTTGCATTTTTAATTTCTGGATCTATTTTACATCTTTGGAGATTTACACCCTTGAAGATTTAAAATGAGACAAAATTTTAATATATAAATATTTATATATTAAATGTCTAAACACAAAAGCGAAGATTATAAATTATCAGCAGTTAAATATTATCTTAATAATAGTGTTAGTTTAGATGTTGTATGTGAAATTTTTGATTGTCCAAAACAATCTTTATCTAGATGGGTTAAAATATATGAAGAGTTAGAAGAAATTAAAAGACTAAGTAGAAAACCTAAATCTTACAAAATAACAAAGGAACAAGTTAAATATGTCATACAAAAATTAAAAGAAAACGAACAGATTACTATGGTAGAATTACATAAAATAGTTAAAAAGAAATATAAAGATTTTGACATTACATCTCAACATTTAGGACAAGTTATAAGAGATAATAATATAACGAGAAAAAGAACACGGCACGAACATTATCCAAAAGAAAGATATGGAAAACCTACAGACATTAAAAAAGAATTAAAAGTATTTTATAAAGAAATCAGTAAATATTCATTTGATAAAATAATATGCTTAGATGAAACATCAATTCAACCAGCAATGTATTTACCATATTCAAAATGCTCTTTAGGAAAAAGATGTATTATTAAAACTGATGATAATTATGTTTTTAGAAAATTTACTTTATTATGTGCTATTTCTAATTCTAAATCTATTGGTGCAACTTTATATAAAGAAGGTGGTATGACTAAAGAAAGATTTGTAGAATTTTTAGAAGTTAATATATTTAATAAATACAAAAATCATTTAATTATTTTAGATAATGCAGGTAGTCACAATAATGAATATGTTAAACAAGCAATTATTAATAGTGGTAATAAGTATTTATTTACAATCCCATATACACCCAAAACTAATCCAATAGAGCAATATTTTAATCAAATAAAACATTACTTAAAATTAAATAAAAAAGTATTAAAATATAATGATTTAGTTATAGAAATTAAGAATGCAATAAAACAAGTAAAAAAAGAAAATTATAAAAATTATTTTGATAATGCTTATAATAAAGATGCTTATAAAGATTATATTAAAAAAGATTCAACATTAAAAAGAAAACTTAAAAATTATAAAGATTAATTTATTTAAAAAATTCACAATATAATATATTAAATATGAAACTAAAAAGTCAATTATATAAAGATGAACAAAACGAAATTATTGATAAAATTATTAATATTCTTAATTTAGATAAAGATAATGGTATAATATTATATGAGTTTGATAATGATACTGATAAACAAAATAAAATTTTAGAATTAATACCAGAAATTAGAAAATATTTTAGTTTTACTTCTTCTATTGGAGCATCAGAACCTCATAAAGCAAAAAGACCATATCTATCAATTATTAGACAATTTACAAAAAGCAAGTATAATATGTTAAGTTGTGATTATAGAATTAAGAAAGATAATAATAGTGAAATTAGAACTAAAAAATATATTTTTACAAAAAAATAATTATAAATATATTTTTTATTTTTAAAATTTAGCGTTTAATTTTTAAAAATAAAATCTATATAAAGATATATATAGATATAGTATTATATAATGAATGCTATAGAAGAAAAAAAGACTAAACCACCTGATAAGCCTTCGGATTATTTCAAATGTATTAAGATACCTCTTAAACATGTTTTGAAATATCCAGATATTAATTTACCAAAAATTACAGATGCAGTTATTAAATGTAATAAGATCGTAATTAATACATTAATGTTTATGAAACTTTATTTATTGAATTACTTTGAAAAAAATAATAAATTACCAGAAATAGATAAAGTTTTTGTTAATTCTTGTATGAAAATTTTATGTAATGAAAATGCATCAGGAAGACCACCAAAGAAAGAAATTAAAGAACTAAAAGATAAATTAACTACTTTTTATAATTCTGATTATAAACCACTAATCAAAGATACTGATTTAGATTATACTCATCTTAACACTGTTTTAGATTATCTTACAATTGGTATTATTACAATGTATGAAAATAATATTAAATTACATTATGTTGAATATATTGAAAGATTTGTTAATATAATTTGGAAGAAAAAAGAAACAATAGCCAATATAAAAGAAGAAAATAAAGATGAAGAAAAACAAAAAGAATTAGCTAATCAATTTTGCAGACAATTAAGAAAAATTAAAACTGATATACTTGAAACAACAACAGAATATAAATCAGATATAAAATATCATAATTGGATAAAAGAAATAAAGAAAACAATAACACCAAATAAAGATAAATACCAAAAAGATAATTTATATTATGATTTACAATGTAATCCTCAAGATTATTTACCTTGTATGATTAGAATGATGAAAGAAGTAGAAAAAGATAAAGTAATGATATATAATGTATTTCCAATGAGAAATGATATTATAATGAAATCAATTAAATTAGATACAACTACATTAGTTCATTTATTATTTACACAAAAACAAGGTAATAAAACAGATTATTTATTAGAAGGTAATTTGAAAAAATATGAAAATGAAATTTGGGAATTTTTCTTTAGAACTGAAAGACAATGTTTTAAGAAACCTAAATATACTTTTCACCATATGATAGAAACTGATGGTGTAAGTTGTTCTATTTTAATGTTAAGAAATGATTTAATAGGTAAAAGAATACCAAATATTAAAGTAGGTTCAAATTCTGAACAATATATAGATGAATTAACTGACTATACTAATATTAAAAATAAAAAGATTGTAGCATATGATCCTGGAAAATCAGATTTAATTTATTGTGTTGATAATGATACTAAAGAAGCAACTGAATTTAGATATACTCAAGATAGTAGAAGAAAAGAATGTAAAATTAAAAAATATGCTAAAATAATATTAGAATTAAAAAAAGAAAAGATAGATGGAAAAACTATTATTGAATATGAGACAGAATTATCAAAACTCAATCGAAAAACATTAACAATAAAAGATTTTAAGGAATATATTAAACATAAAAGTGAGATTAATAATAAATTATATAAGTTTTATGAAAAGTACATATTCAGAAAACTTAAATTAAATGGATATATGAACAGAAAAAATAATGAACAAAAAATGATTAATAATTTTAAAAAAATATTTGGAAAACCTGAAGATGTAATTATATGCGGGGGAGACTTTGAACAAAAACAACATATGAAATATAAAGAACCAACTAAGGGAATTGGAATGCGTAAATTATTTAGACAGAATAATTATAAAGTATATTTAGTTGATGAATTTAGAACAAGTTGTATGTGTTCAATTTGTAAAACAGAAATAGGAAGATGTGAAAAAATTCAAATCAGAAAAAATCCAAAACCATATAAAAGTGGTAATATCTTAGTCCATGGGCTACTAAAGTGTAAAACTTGTTGTGGTGTATGGAATAGAGATGTAAATGGTGCCACAAATATATATAGAATTGCAAAAAATGCAATTAATGGATTAGAACGACCAAAATATTTATGTAGGGAAAAGAAGGATGAAAAACCCAAAAAAGAGAAAATAAAAAAAGTCGTTCAAAAGAAAGCCAATAAATCAGTTAGGGTTGTCGCCTTAACAAAATCATAATTTACACGCTCTGCAACGGGCAAACCTTGAAGTTTTATTTTTTGACATTTTTTTTGTCTCATTTTAAATCTTCAAGGGTGTAAAACAACAATTTTTTATAATAATTTGTACATAAATTATTATAAAAACTACTTAATTTTATTATAAAATAAAAAAAATTTGATTAATTTATATTTAATTTCAAATCACATATATAAATAATTATTTAAGAAAATGAATTTTACTAATATGAATATTAAGGATTTTATTGACCATATTATAACATTTGATAATGTTGATGATATTTTAGAGAATTGTAAAACACAATCTGAAAAAGGTTTTATTTTTGAAAGATTATTTGACATTATTATTAAATTTGGTTTTTGTGATGTTTTTATTAATTCTAATTTTAACCATTTAATTGGTAATTCTAATAATGCTAAACTTAAAATTTTAGAAAATCTTAATCAATATCTGAATGAAAAAGTTTTAAGTGGTAATTCTGGTGGATGTTCTGATATTACACTACAAAATAAAAATGATAATACATATATATTTATTAGTTCTAAATATCCTAAATCAAATGAAGATATCAAAAAACAAAAATCAGTAGATTATTATGATATTCAAAATATTATAGCAATGGCAACTAAAAATAAGCTTATCTATAAAAATTATAAAATTTATCTTGTTGTTCCTAATAAGAAAAAAGTTTTAGATAAAGTTAAAAATGCTAATGAATCAAGTGAATATATTACTGAACATATGACTGAAGATAATATTTTAGATAAAACAGACTTGAATAAATATTTTTTAGCATTTAAACAAGATATAATTAAAAATAAAAATGAAGATTGGCAAACTGTTTATCTGAATAGTAAAGAAAATTTAATTTTACGATTTCATCAAGAATTAATTACACAAAAAACAAGTAATTTAATTGAAGAAGGTAATAAATCTTTTTTATGGGGGTGTAAATGTAGAAGTGGTAAAACTTATATGTTTGGTGGTGTTATTATTAAACAGTTAAAAGTTAAAAATAAATTAAATGTTTTGATTATTACACCTGCACCAACAGAAACATCACCACAATTTACGAATGACTTATTTAATAAATTTAAAGATTTTGATAAATTTAAAATTCATCATATTGAAGGCTCTAAATCATTAGATAGTATTGAAACAAGTGATAATAATATATTTGTTATGTCTAAACAACTACTGCAAAAATATATAAATGAAAAAACTATTATGAAAATTAAGAATTTAAAATTAGATATTATTGGATTTGATGAAAATCATTTTAGTGGAACTACTGATTTATCAAAAGATATTTTAACATCATATTCATCAAAAAATACAATTAAAATATATTTAACTGCTACTTATAATAAACCATTAAAAGAATGGGCAATTTTACCTGAATGTCAAATGTTTTGGGATATTGAAGATGAACAAATTTGTAAATCTATATTGTTAGAGGAAAATAATTTAGATAAATTAAAAGAAAAACATGGTAGTGAATATATAGTAAAAACCATTAAATATTATACTAATTTAGGTTTATCATTAAATGATATATTTAAGTGTTATGAAAAAATGCCAGATTTACATTTAATTACTAATTTATTTGACCAACAAAGATATGAAATAATAAAAGAAAAACTAAATAATGAAAATAAAATGGGTTTTTGTTTTGATACTCTTTTTGGATTAAATAAAGCAAAAACTAAATTCAGTTTTGAAAATGAAGTTAAAACAATTTTAAGATATATTTCAGGATCTCAAAAAGAAACAGATGGAGAAAAAACTATATTTACGAGAATAAATAATATTTGTTCTGAAAAAGAAATAAGATTACCATTTACACAAATTTGGTTTTTACCTTCTGATAATATTAATGAAATATCTGAATGTCTTAAAAAATTAATAATTGATGATAATATTCTTAAAAAATATGATGTATTATGTATAAATCGTAAAAATAAAGAATTAGCAAAAGATATTAAAGATGAAATTAATAAAAAAGAGATTGAAGCAAAAAGCAAAGGTAAATTAGGTTTAATTCTTCTTGCAGGTAATATGCTTACATTAGGAATTACATTAAATTTATGTGATTTAGTTATTCTTATGAACAATGCTTTATCTTCTGATAAAGTTTTACAACAAATGTATAGATGTATGACAGAAGGAGAAAATAAAAAAATTGGTTTTGTTGTTGATTTGAATATTAGTAGAGTATTAAATACTTGTGTAAATTACACAGTTTATAAAAATGAAAAAAGTATTGATGATAAAATGAAATATTTAATTAAAAATCATCTAATAAATATTGATGTTGATATGATGGAAAATAAAAAAATAAACTCGGATATGATAGTTAAAAAATTAATGGATATATGGAAAGAAGACCCTATAAATAGTTTTAGAACACTTTTAAGAAAATTAGATAATGATTATGAAGAATTTGATAATTCAACACAAAAATTAATAAATAAAACATTTACAAAGAGTCTGAAAGATGATAAAGTAAGTTTAGAATTAAAATTAAAAGATGATGATGATGAAATACAAGATTTACCAACAGGCAAAGAAAAAATTAAAAATGATAGCGATAATGAACACTCAGATAATGAAAGTTCTGATGAAGAAGAAAAAGAAGAAACACAAATATCATTTACGAAAGATGTTTTACCATATGTAATACCATTAACATGTATATTAACAATAAAAAATTGTAATATGGATTTTGTAAAGATGTTAAATGACATTAAAGAAAATCCAGAATTATTAGATACATTTGATGACCAATGTTTAATATGGTGGAATAAGAAGGATTTAATAGATTTAATAAAAGATATAGTAAGTAAATATTTTGATAAAAATTCAAATACATATAATATCTCAGTTCAATTTAAGATGTCATTACAATCATTAATAGATAATCCAAAAGAATTATTAGAATTAATAAATGATTGTTTGAAACCTAAAGAAATAGAAAAAAAAGAAAATGGTGAAGTATTTACTCATATGAATTTAGTAAATGAAATGTTAGATAAATTACCTAAAGAAGTTTGGAAAAATAAAAATCTTAAATGGTTTGACCCTGCCACAGGAATGGGTAATTTTCCAATAGCGGTATATTTAAGATTAATGGAAGGATTGAAAGATGAAATAAAAGATATAAAAGAAAGAAAGAAACATATATTAGAAAATATGTTATATATGAGTGAGTTAAATAAAAAAAATGTATTAGTATGTAATCAAATATTTGATATAAACAATGAATATAAATTAAATTTATATGAAGGAGATACACTAAAGTTTAAACCATATGAAATATTTAAAGTAAAACAATTTGATATAATATTAGGAAATCCACCATATAATAAAGGTGGAATTTGGTCTCATACAAAAAAAATGCATACTGAAAAAAGAGAAGTATTATGGATGGAATTTATAAAAAAATCATTTGAATGGTTAAAAATAAATGGATATTTATTATACATAAATCCTTTATATTGGTTAAAATGTAATAATGAAATACATAATAAAATGTTAGAAAAACATATTATATGGATGAAATTATGGGATAATTCACAATCAAAACAAATGATTAATGCAGATATACCAATATCATTATATGTTTTACAAAATAGTTTGAATATAGATAAGAAGAAAACAGAAATAATATCAATATTAAAAAGACGAAACTTAACAACAATATCAAATGAATATTTAAATAAAGATTATTCAATACCATTAGCATATCATAGTATATTTAATAAGTTAATAAACTTTATTGAAACTAATAATTTAAAATTAGAATATAGTACTAAAACAATTAAATCAATAGGTACAAAAACAAAAATACC